CTGTGGGGAAAATGATGCTGCTGATGCAATGGATATACCATCTACAGCATAAAGCGGATCTGTACCAATACCAATACGCCCATTTGCATCAATCACAAACGGTGTCGAATCACCTGATTCATCAGCCACCACAAAGCTGTTTCCTGTGCCTGTGTTGGTGATCTTGAGCGCGTCACCTGTGGTGGCGGTGATCGCTGGGTTTGTGAGTACCGGGGCAGTTAGGGTTTTGTTTGTGAGGGTGGCGGTAGCGGCGTTTTTTGTTGCATCGCTGGTGTTGTCTACCTGATCGAGGCCGACCTGAGTCTTGGTAACACCGTGCGGGTTAGAGGTGTTCAGCGTATGGGTCACAACTTCATTTGTAACCCCTGCTGTCAACCGCAGTTCAATGCGAGCACCAACACCCCATGAAGCCGCAGCGGTGCTTTCTTGTGCCCGAACTACTGTCAGCACATTGGATGCCCTGCTGGTGCATTTCACAACTTCCCAGCTAGTTTCTTGGGCATTGGTATTCAAACCAATCAACGTGGCATAGAAATACTCATCAACACCGGGTGTAGGAAATGCACTGGCGTTATCAACGGTTAGGCTGGTAGCGGATGTATTGACTCCAACCGTCAATAGCGCAGAGGCGTTATTTGAAAATAGTTGCTTCGCCATTACAGTTCCTTAATCTTGAAAATCAGTTCATCTTGAAACACACGACCATCAGCCGTATTGACTGTCAGCGTTACTTTGTAAGCTACGCCATGTGTTCCACCAGATACCCAAATCTTTACCCGTGGGTCATATACACCTACGTTGTCAACTACCAAGCCAGAAGGAGAAACTTCTGCCGTGACAGTCTCTAAGTTATCACCTTCAGTCAAGGCATCACCATAAAACACGGTGTAACTGAATCGTTCTGCGGGTTGTTTATTTACTGTTGCCAGTTTCATTGTTATCTCCTGAATTCAGTAATATCAGCTTGGCGAACGAATTCGGTTATCTCTGCTGGACGAATAAATGTCCTGTCCTGCGGGTCAATGGATTCAGGGTTCGAGACAGTATCCGCGTACACCACAACAGCACCTTCTACCAAAGCAGAAGCGCCTAATGATCTGAGCGCAGCGGCGACTACTGAGCATGCAGCATCCAACACAGACACAACCCGTCTGTCAATAAGCACGTCAGTAACAACATCAGCTTGAGATGTAATATCTGCGTAGCCATATCGTGGGTAGAAGTCAGGTGTGGCAGAGATATCAGTAGCGCTTGCACCAATATCTGCTGACGCGAAGGTGGTTAAGTGCCCAGTTGGGGTGATCACAGCATCTGAAACAACACTTGCGTACCCGATCAATACCCGTACAGCAGTTGCAGTTACAGCATTCTCACCAAGTAAATTTGAGTGTCCATGCTGTGTTATCTGTGCAGTACAAACTAGATTTGAAGCTGCCTGCGGTAATGCTGCTGCTTGATGTTTCTGTAGTGCGCTTGCACCAATATCAGCACTTGCATCAAGAGTCGCATCACCAATCTTGGTAAGTACGCCTTGGGCTATGACATTTGCTGAAACATCCAAGTAACTGATCAAGGTAGCTCTTATGGCAGGTTCTGCCACCACTACTACACCATCAGAATATGCTGCTGATCTACCCGGCTGTACTAAAGTAGCCAAACCATAGCTATTGGCCTCAACTGCCAAAACAGCAGATGACATTCTCAACGCCAACGGATCAGCTACCAGCTCACTTGTTGCAAGAATGTCCTGATAGGCATCGTGCTGAAACCCACCAGATATTGCAAAAGATGGTTCGCATCGCACTGTTACACCACAAAATACCTGCGAGGTGTGTAAGCGGGTAACAACAGGTTCTGGCGTAACAGTAACCCTGGCTTCTGCACCAGAATCAGCTCTGGCCTTCTGGATACGAGTTGCATCAGCAACCAGCGTGACACCTGCCGAAGAGTCGGCAGTACCCAGAAAGTCAGCAACCACTGCCACAATATCAACCCCAGTAGTGAGGCTGGCTGTGGCTTGGATACTGCGTAGCACATAAGCAGTGATATTGGCAGAACCACCGACAACTGCTGAACTGGCCTTGGTGTGCTGTGGGGTTAAATAGACGTTGCCTATACCAGCAAAATCTACTCTACCTGTGCTGTGGGTATATGTTGCATCGCTTCTGATCGTGGTTTCAGAAGTAACGCTGGCTTCAGCTTTGGTAACTCGTACAGGTACAGCCGACACTGCCGATGCACAAGCAAAGGCAACTGTGGCATACACCAACCCACGAACAACCCCATTGATGGAGCTGCTATTGAGTGCCAAGCTGTTCATGGTTTACCTACGATACCGTGACCGTAATGGCCGAGATTCCAAATGAGATCACATCACCCACCAATAATGTCTTACTGGACACCAGTGGTGCGTGGTACAGCATGTTGCCGCCGGTAGATGCGTCATAGACAGCCATGTGGGTGACAGTCACCGAAGACGCGCCATTGTTGGCGGCGAAGGTGATCACCTTGGCATTTGACGTTACACCATCAGCAGGTGCTGTCCAGCCAGTAGCGATCAAGCCACCACCAGCAGCATCTTGCCGTGTGTAAGCAGGCCATGCAGACGTTTGCACCTCATTGGCAGACACGTTAGCGTCCGTAGGGTCTGCTGTGAACAGCGCCAGATAAGTGGCAGCAGGGACAGGAAAAGCCGCACCACGCAAAGTGGTTTCGATGATGTTGGCTTCAGAGTAATTTGAGAACTTAGACATGAGAGTCTCCTAAAAATGAGAGATAAGAAATGAGAAGTGAGAAGTTAACTAGCGGACTGCTTCGGCGATACAGCCATCGTGGCGGAAATCTCAGCGCCCAGTGAAGCGACCACTGCATTGAGATACGAGGCTGCACGCTCTGCGTTACCGGCGTACTCACTGTCTTTGGAGTAGGCGCGATACAAAATCAGGTTTAGAACGTCGTCGGCGTAGATGTCAGGCATGCTCAAGTCGCCGACCACCGCTGACCAAATAGAGCCATCTGCGGGCTCAGTGATGTCTGACGGGTACGCGGCGTACATCACTTCCAGCTGTGCCGCTGACGTTGCTGGCGGATAGACGTAGAACGTCTTCGGGTCGCGGGCATCGAACATGTAGTGGACAATGTTGACCGACCCTGTCAGGTTGTGCCATCCAGGTGTTTGCGCATCAAGAATGCGCCGGTCCACCAACCGCACTGCCTGCTTACTCGACGTTGTGGCCGTGTTCCGCGTGATCTCTATCAGCTTCGCGGGCGGCGGGCTCAACCCGGCGTTATCCAGGTCTTGGCGTGACCCCGCTACCAGCGTCATGGATGTGGTGGTATTCGTGGCATCCGGACGCACCTTCACGACCGTCCGCTGAGCATCGTTTAGCCAGCGGACAAGCTCACTGACAGGCCAGCGCACAGATGTCTGGTCTTGCAGAATGTCCGTGGCGCGATGAATGATTGATCGGGCTGAGATCGTCATACGTGATCCTTTAACTGTGTCGGCATAGCTGCGGCGGTCATATAAACGCCTTTGGGGCGACGCGCCTGGTGGACCGCGTCCGTGCAAACTCCCCCTCTATGCGAGCTTTGCGTGCCAGAGACAGCGCCGCCGACATCTGGAGCATGGCCTTGCTTGGATCACTGAACGGTTGACCGTCGACAGAGAATATGCGGTACAGCGCTCCGGCGACCACTGGCTCAACCCACAAATCAAGCAGGTCGTCCTGCACACTGGTTGCCGCTCGTGTCGGGCACAGGGCCACCTCGACATACAGCGTGTACGCAGCGTCTGGTGTCGGGTACAGCTGAAGCAGAAACTCTGAATCCAGCCGCGACGTCGTGAACGCCGTAGGCATGCTGGTCTCGCTGCTCTCCAGGGGGGCATCGAGCATTGCCATGGTTTGCAGCTCAACGCCGTTGCAGAACACCCGACGCACGCGCGTTACACGCTGCTCCGGCGGGACATCAATGGTGTACCCACGCACACCCGCCTCAGTCACAACGGGGTCAGCGTACTGGGTAAGCACCTGCGACTCTTCGCAAAAAGCAATAGCCGAGTCCACCAGCGCCTGTAACGCCAATGGTTCAGGGCACCCCACCGCATAGGGCAAAACACGCGGCAGAAAAGATGTCAGTGTTTTCATGGTGGCTCAGTAAAAAGGCCGGGGTGACCCGGCCTGATTTTATACCGTCTTACATGCTTACGATACGATGCAAACAGCCAAAGACTCAGGCTTGACCACCTTGTACCCAAAAACATTAAGCGATCTTATGTAATCGCCAAAGTCCGACTGATTGCGGATGGTCTCCATCTTGGTGATCTGCGACGCAAAGGTGATCGCAGACTTGTGACCAGCCACAATAACGCGGCGCTTGTGCGCGATATTGGTTGCCGCAATGGTGGCTTCGTTA